ATAAACGTTAGTTATTGTAATGTCTCTTCAATCATATAAGGATCTTGATTCCCTAATTTATCGGCGGATAGTCTTTCATGGAGGATTTTTGAAAACTCTAATCTTTTCCAAAGAACACCATCCAACCGGATACAGAACATTCTCTATTAATTTTTTTTTTCATCCATGAATTCTTTCACGATACTTTTTAAAGAATCTTGGTCATACTTCCCATTATAACTATCAATCATCCACTCCACAATTTCATCTTCATTCACCATGATAGATCCGTAATAATCCAGCGTTTTTTTATCTTTTATTATTGCTCTGCTTATCTTTTTTATTATCTTTTTTAAAAAAAAATAAAATTTGAAAGTGAATTGTTAAGAGTTTAAACAATAAATAAGTTAAAAAGAGAAGAGAAGCAATAATAATAATTAAAAAAATGGGTATGAACAAAGATTTCCTTGATTACTTCGGGAAGAATTTCGCGGGTGTTGATTTTACGATGGATGATCTTAAAAATGATGGATATATTATGAGTCTTTTGGAACAAGAACAACTGGAACAATCCATGGAAGAAAATGCGTTTTTCCTTCGTCAAATGAACGCCGAAGAAGAACTCACAGATGAAATGAAAGGAAAGAAAGAAGAACTAGAAAAAGAATTTAAAGAACAAAAAGAAAAGTTTAAGGAACTAAGTGATAAGGATTGGAAATCTACCAAATATACAACGAGTGCTTCGCGACCAATTGATTACTCTGAAATGGACCAGAAAGAACTCTATTATCAGCAGAGATTTGAGCAACGACTCAGTATTATGCTATCAATGATTGGTATGGGAGGTAAAGCATTGACCCTTTCAGAAAAGAATGTGAACAAAAGTATGGCTGATTTTATGGCACTCAAGAGTAAGATGGGTGGATTATTTTAAATTAATAGTTTAAAAAAATATTAATTAATTAATAGTAAGTGAGTAATTAAATGCAGAACATTGTTGAAATAAAAAAAGAGTTACTAGGTTTTGAGGAAATAGAATTGCCTTACCTTTTAAAGAAAGATAAAAGTTATTTAAAATATATTACGCTCAAGAATGATGAAGAATATTTTTTTGATGGTGGATATTTTCAAAAGATGGGGAATGATAAAATTTTTTTTAAAAAAGGAAAACAATATCAAAATATCCAAACCGTTTATAAAAAACCCTGTGGGGAAATTCTATATAGGACACGTTTTTTTCTATTAGAAGAGGAAAAAGAATGTTTGAAAGATAAAAAAGAACTAGAAAAGATTATTAAAACGCAACAAGACGTGATTGAAAAAATGACTCAAAAGTTAGGGAAGTCGATAACTCTCTTAACTGAAGAAAAAGATAAAAATAAAAAATACGAAAATTATATCAGAGAACATTTTCTAAACAAAAGATAATAAAAGATAATAATTTTAACCATAATTATTCCGTAAGAGTTCAACAATTTCATAGAGGACCTGGCAATCAACTCGGTTATAATCAATAATTTGGTCAATGACTACATACCTTTTTAAGGGTATTTTTGTTTGATGACTTAAACAAATTTCTTTAAATTGTATCATTGAATCTAATCCATTATCATTTTCTTTCCATGTTGTTTTTATTAAATTATGATCATATAAAGCTTTACCAATTGATTTTAATCCAAATTTAAAAACACCTTGAACAATGATCGGTTCCATCCTGAAATAATCAAGGACATTGATTAATTCGTAATCAGGGAATTTAATAGTAGGGTATTCGCTTTTAATGTATTTGAAATAATTATACTCGGCGTGTCCCCAATGATAAATATTAATTCTATGTAGACCTTTACTCAGCTTCCATAGATGATCTGAAAATGATTTCACTATCTTTCTTTCTTCTTCCAATGAAAAGTCGTGAATTGTATAGTTGAAAAAATGTTCTCTAGAAATGAACCCAAGGATTCCTAAAACAGGTTCTTTCTTATGAATGAAATCAATGAATAATTCTTGTTTCTCTGAGAATGACAAAAAACTCTCAACATCGAAGTAGATATCGTAATCTGTTTTTTTCAAGATCTTTTTAAATTCATGAGATACATTTTTCCTCGGATAAAGAATGATTTCTTTCTGTTGATTCATATGAATCATTCTCTCTTGAATTTCTTTTTTCTTTGATTCTTTAAGCTCACCCAATAGTCTTGGATCATCCCAACACTTAATATCTTTTTCTATAAAATAACATCTTTCATCATATGAGATGTTCCATACTAACGTGATTTCTTTAATTGTATTTGCTAGAATTAATTTTTCATTTTCCCAATTACTTTCCTTATGATTCATATTAGGGAATAATGAATTATGGTTTGGTGAAGGACTAATTCTCATTTCATTAAAGTTATTCTTAAGATAAACAATCCATTTCATCGCATTGACATACATATTGTGGATATTCTCATCTAATTCGGGTTTACATATAAATTCCTTCTTAGGTAAAAGCGTGTTTTTATATGTATATTCCTTCCCCAATAAAAAACATTTATATTGATTTCCGAATGTTTCGTGAAGCGCGTTCCGGAACGCATATAATCCACATTTTTTATAGACAATCAGAGGTTCATTAACTACATCTTTTAAATCAATACGGAACTGGAGAGTTGAATAGGTAAAATTTATTAATAAATAATCGTCTTTCTTTAATAATAAGTGGAATGGAATATTATCTATTTTAGGAAAAATTTTTTTGAATAAGTTAAATTTTATCATTAAATCACATTTTACATATACATTCTGTTTGTCTAATAAATTACACTGAAGTATTAAAGGGTGATTATTTTTTATTTTTTCTTTTGTTTCATCTATTCCAGTTTCAAGTGGGACATCTAAGCATGATAATTCTTTGATTTTTTTTAGCAAACGCAATTTGTAATCTGTGGATTCTTTTACGATATATTTTTTATAATATGTTTCTTCATCTTCCTCATATTCACCAGGACTTATATAGTTTTTTATATTTAACCAGTCACATAGAGGGTCTTTTAAAATATGATTCTTAAAAAGATGAAAATGAATTTTATCAAAGAAATATTCCATGGGAATTAAATATATATATATTTGATTTATAATTATATATTTTCTGTAACTTCTAATAAATCATCAATTTCTTTTTTTAGTCTTTGATTCCCAGAAATTTCATTACGAGTGAAATAATACTCGTTTTCTAAAAGGACATTACATAATCCTTCTTGATTATTGATATAGAATGGTATTATTTTTGTTAGATCATTAAATTTCTTTCTATTATATTTTAAGGAAACTTTATAATTTTTACCATCATTTACGATAATAAAAAAACATATATCAGTTAATTCATCTACGATTAAGGATAATTCTTCTAAACTTACTCTGTGGTTCTTATCCTCGTAATTATTCCCTGTAATCTTTTCCATAATCGTTTTAATTTTTATGATATCGAACATTTCTCCTGGGAGGACATTATTTAATGCTCGTTGTAATGTTAAGAAATCAATATCATCTTCTTCTATTTGAATTAAAATCTTGGTATTCTCGCCTAGTATTTTATATACATAATTTGGTATTCTTTCTGATCTTATGACACCATGTTTTTCTTTTCTAACTAACTTATGAGAATCTTTGTAGAATCTGCTTCTTTTAATAAACAGGTTATACAAGAATAGACTCCCCTTAGATTGTTCCATCTGTTTATCATAATCAATAAAAGTATAAAATATCTCCCCTCTTTTTGCGGTTTTCCTTAAATCATCTATATTTATTTCTTCTCTAATAATATTATCTATCTTATCTATTTTATGAATCAATAATTTCTCAATAAATAAAAGAATGATCTTTTCTTTAAGATCATTTCCTTCTAAATCTTTATCTTTGATCAATAAAGGACACGATTCATCTGCGATTTTACAGGGATAGTTACAATCAGATTTATTAATAGAACTACATAATTGTTTCGTTTTCTTTTCCTTATATTTTTGGTAGTCTTCTTCAGATAATTTAACAAATAAATGATCTGTTAAATCTTCAATTATTTTTTTTAAGGCCTTTTTCTTATCATGATTTATCTTAATTTCATCATCAATTATAGACTTTATTATATCCTTAGTATCAATTTCTAATATAATTTTATCATCTTTAATATCTTTAACATTACCGATTACTGAATAATTAAAATAATTATGGTCTGTTATATTTAATTGCTTAATAAATTCTTTTTCTTCACCATCAACAATTTCTTTTTCATATGTCGCGTAAATTGTTTGACCTATGTAAAAATCTTCTTTATTTCGGATATAATTTTCTTTAATAACAATATTATTGTTATATATTTCTTGAACAATATGGTGGAATGCTAAGTTTGTAATATATTTTTCATATTTATGATAATCATAAAATGTTTTCCGTTTATCATCGTTATTCTCTTTAAAAAGATTATTTTCAATTTTTAATATATCATTTTCTCCTTGAATAGGATAGGGCATAATCTTTCTATCATAGGGTATTTCTTTGATTGGTATATATAATCCATCATTAAAGATAACATTACATAATTTACGATCCTTATTAACAATAATACCTTCAATCTGTAAATCATATTTTTTAAGATAATCTTCTGTAATGCTTGAATATTCTGTTTGCTTTACATCATATATTAACTTGAAATGATTGCGATTCCACTCGAAAGGTATTCTTTCGGGAATTATTGGTATGATATCTTTATTTTTATTTTTCAAACCTATATGTGAAACATATGAAAGTTTGTCAATGATAAAAAACAATATTTCTTTCGGGTCTTCAATCAATCTCGTGATTCGGTTCTGTCTGTGAGGGATTTTATGTTCAATCTCGGAAATTATATTATTGATTCTCTCATTGATATCCATTTCTAAAATACCATATTCTGTCGGATTTCCTTTCGCTTTAAAAACACGATAGATTATGGGTTCATAGAATACCTTCCCTTTTTTCTCACCTTTATAAATTAAAATAAATTTTTTATCTTTATCTTTATACAATGTCTCTGTATTTTTTATTCTTATTTCGTCATTAACATTCTCAAAAATAATAATATTAATATTTTTGAATACTTGCTTTAGGATTGGAACAATGTAATTGTCATTCCGGTTTTCAGTTGTATTTTTTAAAAACTGAATGTAATTATTGAGTGATAATGATAAAGTAAATTGATAATAGTTCTTTGAATTCATTAAAAATTTAGCAGGGTCCTCTTTTATTTTTTCACTCCCTTTAAAAATTTTGATAAAATAATCTATGTCTGAAGAGAGTGATTTTTCATCACTAACCCTCATAAAAGCAGATACTACTTCTGGAGATTTTTGATATAAGGTTGGGTTTTTTTCTAGCACTTCTACGATATGTTGTATTAGGCTTTCGGATGTATTTTTTTTAATTTCTTTACTACAACATTTGAGAAAACTATTCAAAAAAGGTGATTCTTTGAAATTCATTGATCCTTCATTTTGTACTACTCCCACTTTTAGAAATCCTTCCCGGTAAGTTTCTTTACTCCGATCCAAATACCTTTTATTTAGTTTTTGCTTTTCAATATCTTGTATATTATCACCTAAGAAATTTCTTATAGATGGATTAATATGGGCGTATCTCCCTGGAATGATGATCGGCTCTTCTTTCGATATATAGACTACATTCCCCTTTTCGCCGATTGTCTCTCCTGATTCTTCGGAACTATTATCCCCTTCTTCTATTTTTTCATCTTTTTTGATTCTATCTTTCACTGGGTTGAAACAACAAGGTAATCCATATCCTTCAGGGTGATAACTATAACTTTTGGAACTCACACCAACCCGGAATTTATTAATATCCTTTTCTCCTTCCCAAATCCCAAACCTTCTCTCGATAATACTTTTGTCAGAATCAGCATTTATTTTTTTAAAATCTTGGGGGATAATACGACCTTTGAATTCATCAATGTTTTCAGGATTAAGACTACGGTTTGTTTTGATATCCCAATATTTAGGACAAATATAATGAATATCCTTAGATCTTCCCTTTACATGAAGACTATTACCATAAGACTTTCCGTGTATTTTATCATTTTTTTTTATTTCATTTAGTTCTTTCGTTGTTATAGCGATTGGTTGACGGTGACCTCTTGCAGGAGACATAGTACAATATTTTGTATATCCTTTTTTAACACCACTGGGTTGTTTTTCTAAACTATCAAATACAAATAAATCTTTATCGTATTTTTTTAAACGATCATTGTAATAGCTTTTAATCTTTATTTCATTTTTATCTTTCACCCCGCCATCCAATCCTTCTGAAGATGATGATTCCCCCAGTTCATCTAGTAAGTCTGAATCATATGATTCAGACTCTGATGTCTCTACGATAACTTTATTAATTACTTCGTTATGTGTCGGATCATCCGGTTTTTGATCTTCAATAATCTGGACTTCCTCTGCTATTTTCTTATTAAGTTTAGTAAATAATTGATATAACTCTTTTTTAGATTGATAGATATTTATCATTGATGAAATAATAATAGATATCCTCCTAAAATCCGAAAATGATTTAATATTTTTAAAATCAAATAATAATCCATCGAATCCCAATTTTTCTAAATTTAAATTATCTTTTTCACTGGGTTCATAAATATTAATTGTTGCTCCTTCTTCATTCGGGAGCTTGATGTATACATTTTGTTCCTTGTCCAATCGTTGCTGTGCTTGTTCTAAAAATAATTCATATTCAATTCGTGACCTGTCTTCCGAAATATTAAATGCTTCAACTATTTGATTTATGATATCTTCTTTGTATAATTTATTCGTAGGATTACTTAAGGAGGATATCATTGATTGAATTGACGACATATTTCTATAATTATTCACACGGATATACTGGAATGATCTAAATACACTCTTCATTCTTTTAAAATCTACGTCATCTTCAAATTCAAGGTCTTGTCTCTTTCTAAAAAATAAAGGATGATTTGAAAAAAAGACATCAAAAAATTTTCCCCAATTTTCTAATTTTTCCTTTTCTAATGAATAAAACATCCCACAATTTATAAAATCTAATTTTGTTTCGGATAAATGATTCGTAAAGAAATCTAAATCAAAAATTTCAAGTGGTTCCCTTTTGTAAGAATAAATATTCTTAGCATTGATTTCTTTTTCAATAAATCCATTACAGATACGAATAAGACTTATGATATCTTCTTGATTCATTATATTATTATTATTATCAATCACACACTCTATACTACCATCTTTTTTAATGATCAACGAAAGATACATATCATTATGGTGTATCTTTATTTCAACTAGATTCCCAGAATAAATATAATTATATCCATAGTATTCTTGTATTTTAAAATCATCCGTCCATGCTTTACACATCTCTTTCGTAACATTACCACCATTGATATCCAATGAATTTTCAAATATCTTATACATATTATCCTCGTGTGAATCAAACATTATCTTAATGAATGGAAATTCCTTTGACAACTCAAAATCAGAGAATAACTCAATTAATTTCATTTGATTTTCTTTCATAATGTCTTTTTTTTTCATGAGTTTCATGATAGTGATAGTAAAATTACAATCATCATAATCTCCATTATTTTTTTTATAATAATCATCTATAGCATTTATTCGGGAAGAATAAATTTCGGTGTTTTCCTTTACTCTTATGAATTCTTTCTTATCTTCTTGAATCACAGACTTACTATAACTTGTAGTGAAATTATTTATCATCGGCCAGTATTTTTTAATCAATCCATTATTAAATCGTGATAAAGTAGTTTCTGAATTAATAAGATCATCTGATAATTCTAATTTGTTTTTGATGATTTTTTCTTTAAGTTTTTTTTTTTCTAAAAAATCATCAAGCGTCAAGAAATATATGGTTTTATCCTTAATGTGAAACGTTTCTAGAGTTGATGAATAATATTTCTCAAGAGGAATATATTTTTTTACTCCATCAGTATCAACAAATAAGTCATCAATACAATCTTCATCTGAATGATAAATATCTTTAAATGTAATATTGGGATAATCAAAACCTAATGGTTTTATTATCCCATCATCCAAATAATAAGCAAAAACATATTTGTAATCCCTTTGTTCTGCCGAAGAATATATCATAATCTTATTTAAAACATCCTCTATCGTATCGTCTGCATTTAAAAATACCTCTGAAAAAATGAATGATTCATTATTTTTTAAAGAAATACAAGTGAATATTTCTTTTTCTAAAACTGGTTTACAGATTTGATTAACCATTGTTATTATTATTATTATATTATTAATTATAGAATTAATAATTTTATTTGAACATTTGAACATTTGAACATTTATTATATAAATAAATAATAAAGGATGCAGTTTTTCGTAAAGTTGGCGGACGGTAAGACCATTACTATCAATAATATGGAGTCTTCAAATACCATTAGTGTTGTAAAAGCTAAAATCCAGGACAAGGAGGGTATCCCACCAAATATACAGCGATTAATCTTCAACGGGAAACAATTAGAGGATGATAAAACTCTTACGAATTATAATATTATTGCAGCTTCTACTCTTCATCTTATTATGAGGATGGGTGTTGACACGGTGAAGAAACCCTCACCTAACCCCGAGATCTGGGCGAATATTAAATCCTATTTGGAGAATTATTTTACCCATTTAGACTTCTTAGAACCAGATAAGCAAAAATTATTATATATAAATATTTCGACACCCTTGGAAACTGAAGGTGGTATGGATCACTTTGATTCTAGCGTATTTAGTCTTTTTCCAGATGAGTTTGAAATCGTTAATTTAATATTGTTTAATCCTGGTTTCCATGATAGATCTGTAAAGGAAAATGTTATAGATCATCTTATAACTAAAGGTTTTACCCACAAAAGGGGGGTGACAAATATATATAGGGGATTTACTATGGATGAGTTCGAACGTAGTGGTAAAATATTGAGAGTACATTATCCACCTAAATATATAAATGGAGTAGACCAAGGGATAGAAATACTATTATTAGATAAACCTAATATAGAAGGATTAACTAGATATATGGACACAGAACGGGGTGATTGGATAATGTATGCTTACCAGGGTTGCTGTAATAAATCTGAGGGACTAAACCTTGAATTATCCCAACTAGTAGATGGGGATATGCGGTGCGGGAAAACAGATCAAGGTGGGTGTGTGACCCCCCCTGTGCCTCAAGATCCACCAAAGGGCCAGACCACGATACCGATGACCGTTCTGGCAACAGATGAACAAGGTGGGGGCAAGAAAAAGAAAAGATCTAAAAGATCTAAAAGGTCTAAAAGATCTAAAAGATCTAAAAGGTCTAAAAGGTCTAAAAGGTCTAAAAGATCTAAAAGGTCTAAAAGGTCTAAAA